TGTGCCTGTTGCGCCACCTGGGCTTGCAGTTACTGTATAAGAAGTAATAGGTAGCTTTGAGAAACTAGGCGCTGTAAATGTAACGCTCGCTGACGCATTACCGGCAGTCGCTGTACCTATAGTAGGTGCGCTTGCAGGGCCTTTTGTTGCGCCTGCGGATGAACTTAGAATTGGCATAGATATATTCTATACTACTACTTATCAGTTGATTGTTGATCTAGTACATATTTAATACTAGACGCAGACCACTTTCCGCCATAGGCGGTAGGAATACCTTCAACGTCAAGCATGCGAGCTATAACGCGTAAAGAAAGACCTTTTTCTCTTTCAGCAACAATACGAGCACGTATCTCGTCAGAGATCATTTGCTTAGGTCCTAGGTCTACTCCCCATACCTGCCCACTGTCTCGTCTGTGCTTGTGTACATCTTTTTGACGCTCTGCGATGATGCCTCGTTCCATCTCAGCAAGAGCAGACATGATGGTTGTGACAAATCTACCTTGATATGTGCTGGTGTCTAGGTTTAAGTCGAGAAGGACTAAGCGCCAATTGTTCTTAGCCGCGCGGTCTACGATTGACAAGAAGTCGGTAGTAGATCTTGCAAGTCTGTCAATGCGAGTAACAATCAAAGCCTGCGCAGTCCCGTTATCAAGCCTAGTTAGCGCGTCACGAAGCACGGGTCTGCCTGTAATCGACTTACCGCTACGGCCTTCTTCAAGTAAGACTTCTACACTTGAGAAGCCTGCAAACTCCGCCGCATTGCGTAAAGTCTTCTCTTGAGCTTCCATACTCATGCCATCATTAACCTGCATCTGTGTGCTGACTCGAGCATACAATAAGGCGTGTTCTGCCTGCTTTTCAGGTTGTACATTCTTAGTCAAAAACAGTACCTTCTATCGCTAATGTACAATATTGTAATACCAACATCTATAAGAAGACATTGTATACCCTTAAGGTCAAGGATGTACGGGTTAGAGGCGTCTTTAGGTGGTATAAAAGGGTTTGCTATTAACTATTAAATAGTAGTATATCCGTAATAAACGGTCTGCGATGATCCACTGGTGTTGGCAATTGTAAAATCAAACGTATTACTACTAGTTCCCACATACGTAGCATCTGTACTAATCGTACCTGCTACTCCTTTAATCTGATTAGGTATGGCAGTTATTGAAATAGGACTTCCACCGCCCGTATAGTTCCAAGCGTACTGATAGCCTATTGCCGCTACATTAGTATTTGTCACAGTGGCTGTAGCATTCCAAACTATAATACCGTTAGGCACATTTCCCCTGACCCACATGGAGTATGTCCCACCACTTGGAACTGTAAAACTGTAGGTGTTCGTGCCTGTGGTAATAGTCCATGAACCTGTGACAGCAGCAGAACCTGTAGCGCCAGTAGGGCCAGTCGCTCCTGTTGCCCCAGTTACCCCCGCGCCTGTTGCGCCGGTAGCGCCTGTTAGACCAGTATTTCCTACCGGCCCAATATTGCCGCCAACAGCTTCTACCCATACGCCGTCATAGTAAACATACACCGCGCCGTCATTTGCATTAAACCACGCAGCTCCACTTACACCTGTTGGTGGCACAGCGTCAACGATAGAGAACTGTCCTTCGTATCCAGTTGCACCTGTTGCGCCGGTTGCGCCCGTTTGACCTGAGCCTGTTGCGCCAGTTGAGCCTGTTACACCGGTATTACCAACTAATCCAGTAGATCCAGTGGAACCAATTTGTCCAGTTGCTCCCACAGCTCCGGTAGCTCCAGTTTGTCCAACTGCGCCCGTTGCTCCTGTGCTTCCTGTATAACCTGTAGATCCAGTCTGTCCATCTGCTCCTGTGCTTCCTGTTGCTCCTGTTACACCGGTTAGACCAGTGCTGCCCGTCATACCGGTTAGACCGGTTGCTCCTGTAAGACCTGTGCTGCCAGTTAATCCTGTGCTGCCAGTTAAACCAGTTAACCCAGTTAAACCAGTTTCGCCTTGCGCGCCTGTGTTGCCAGTTAAACCGGTTGCTCCTGTAAGACCTGTTGCACCAACAGCACCAGTAGCACCTGTAGCTCCTTGTGCACCTTGGGGTCCAACAATTTGACCAACACTTGTCCAGGAGCTCCCGCCCCATACGTATAAATCACCATCTGCATCTACGATATACGCATCATTTACAGCATTACCAGTAGGAGGTAAGTTTCCAACAGTTGCAACACTGCCACGAACATTGATCGAAGTTCCTTGCGCACCAGTATTACCTTGTGCGCCAGTCGCGCCAGTTACGCCTGTTAAACCAGTTGCTCCAGTAGCGCCAGTTAAGCCAGTAGCTCCAGTTAAACCAGTTGCACCGGTGTTGCCTGTTAGACCAGTCGCGCCTGTTGCACCAGTTAAACCAGTACTTCCTGTTAGACCAGTACTTCCTGTTAGACCAGTTAGACCGGTAGCTCCTGTTAGTCCTGTTAGCCCAGTTTCACCTTGTGCTCCTGTAACGCCAGTTAAACCAGTTAAACCTGTTGCGCCAGTTAAACCCGTGTTACCAACTGCTCCCGTGTTACCAATCGCGCCGGTGTTACCGGTGTTACCGGTGTTACCGGTGTTTCCTGTTAGACCAGTTAAACCCGTTGCGCCAGTTAAACCTGTGTTACCAGTTAAACCCGTTGCGCCAGTTAAACCTGTGTTACCAGTTAAACCTGTTGCTCCAGTTAAACCCGTTGCGCCAGTTAAACCTGTGTTACCAGTTAAACCCGTTGCGCCAGTTAAACCTGTTGCGCCAGTTAAACCTGTGTTACCAACTGCTCCCGTGTTACCAATCGCACCGGTCGCGCCGGTCTGTCCTGCGCCCGTTGCGCCAGTGCTACCTACTGCACCAGTTGCTCCAGTTGCGCCGGTAGGCGCTCCGGCAGGGCCTTGAGGACCAGTTGGCCCAGGCACGATTGAATCTGCACCGGTAGGACCGATAGGTCCCTGTGGACCTTGAAGATTAGATATAACAACCTCTGTAGAAAGAACAGTTGTCTCAACTATGATGTCTGGCTCAGTTACAACAGTTACAGTTACAGGAGAAAGATTTGTCTCGACTGTAACATTACTCTCGGTGACAACAGTTACCGAGGTACTAGTCTCGGTAGTTTCTACTAATGTATCTGGTTGTGGTACAACAGTTACCGAGGTAGTGGGATCACCGACCGAGACAATGCTCGTTGGATCGGTCAATAGGTCACCTCTGAAAGAACGGTAAACGCGCCCTTTATAAGACGAGTTACAGTGGTGTCTGGAGCAACAAGCTCAAGATCATAGACGTACTTACCTGCTACGACGGCTGCAGTTGCAGAGGCTGAAATCGTCACCGCGATTGTTCCCGCTGCTCCGCCGAGGACGATACCTCCCGAAGGTGAGGTAAGGGAGATCATTTCGTTTGCCGCAGATGGGCGACGGGATGTATCGCGCACCTTAAGTCGAGCAGTGTAGCCTGTTAGGTCAACTGGGTTAGCGCTGATCTTCCACGTGAAGGTTTGGGAAAAAGTTGCGCCTTGCTCGACCTTGATGTTATGAATTCCAGCGGACATAATACCCCTACCCTAAAAATTAGTTAGGTGTAATCTATCATACTTTAGCTACTTCTTAGTAAGACTTCTTAGTAACTTCACAGGTAACAAGATACAATTAAACGCAGCCTTAGGAGAGAAGGAAACATGCTAGAGGACGATGAAGACTGGGATGATGACGCTCTTGAGAAGTATCTCAAGGATGAGAATCTTGCCCTTGTTCCTTTAGACTTTATGCGCGAGCTTATGGTTCTTATGGAAGCGCATATCATGCGCGTTACCGAGGTAGATCAAGAACAGCTTGCAGAAATCATCGAGCGTCTTGAAGAGCTTCTAGGTGAAGACGGCATGATGGATCTGTCTATGGACGGCATAATTGACTGGGTGAATACACTTAAAAACGCATAGGCGTATGATATAGTCTTTACATGACACAAGACTTGCCTAACTGGTTTATTAGGGTGGGCGCTGATGAGATCTTTAGACGACACCTAGTACGATTTAAGAATACGCGTATGCGCTGTCTTCAGGTTGGCGCCTACACCGGAGACGCAACAGGTTGGCTTGTCGAGCATATACTACTTCACGAGGATTCGTATTTAGTAGACGTTGATACTTGGGCCGGATCTAGCGAAGAAGAGCATAAAAAAATAGACTGGTCACAGGCGGAAAAGAAATACAACAGCGTAACTAAGTCTTGGCGAGAAACTAAGAAAGTAACTAAGGTTAAATCTACCAGTGACGATTTCTTTGCTAAAAATAAAGATACCTTTGATTTCATATACGTTGACGGCGACCACACCGCGTACGGGGTAATGAAGGACGCAGTCAACGCGTACGAGTGTTTATCTATTGGAGGAATCCTTGCCTTTGATGACTACATGTGGGCAAGCGGAAAAGGTGTCTATAACGAACCAAAGGTAGCTATAGACGCATTCCTTGCGGTCTATGGAGATAGGGTTAAGCTAATGCAGAAGTCATATCAAGTTTGGTGCGTGAAAACAGCGTGAGTAAAGAAATAGAGATTCGCCCTTGGGGATTCTACGTAATCCTTCATACAGAGCAACGTGTCCAAGTTAAGCGAATACACGTTCAAAGTGGTAATCGTCTTAGCAAGCAATCTCACAAACTCCGCGCTGAGCATTGGTACATCACGCAGGGGTACGCGGAGGTTGAGCTATTTGACCAGATACTTCATCTTGGCCCAGGAGACTACGTGTCAATTGGAGTTGGAGAAGTTCACCGCGTAAGAGCAGAAGGCGAGATGGACCTAGTCTTTATTGAGATTCA